ACGTTGATCAATAAAATTCTTTTGCTTTTCAGCGTTAAATATTTCTTCTTCCGACTCTCTTATTGATAGTCCAATCATTCTAAACCATAACTCCATTGACTTAATATATTCCTGATCTTTCAGCATATCATTCAGTTGTTGGTTAAATATTTTAATTTCCGTTTGGTGTTGGTATAGGTAAATCTCCCACGGCCAGCAGGCTTTCAAGGTCAGTATAACCGGTTTTAATAAAGAATTTATCCATGTTAGGATCTTCGCTTTTGCCGTAATTAAATGCATCCAATACCCAGTTTGGGCAGAAGATTGGCAGAGCTGCAAAGGTTTCTGCCATCTGTTTAAAATCGTCCTGTAGTTCGGTAATGCCTGAAATATCAACATCTACATAAAGCTTTTCTTTCGTGTAAAGCGGGCAAATACGCTGGTTGATTGCATCCCGGTATGCGTATGCTTCCGGTAGGGCAGCATTGGTATAAAGGGCCCGCTGCATTTCCTTTACATTGCTTTCAGTGCTGGCATCAGAGTTATTAAAGAGCACATCAGAAATACCATACAGGTTACAGAACTTTTTAAAGGTGATCTTTTCAGATGCAATTACCTGCATATCTACCGGGCCTAATCCGACCTGTGTAAATGCTATCTTACCAGCTTGAAATAATAATTTCCGGGCATTGTGTACACCGGTTGCTTCGCTGTAAAAATCACTTTTCATCTTTCCGATCGCTTCCGGTGACACTTCATCTTCACCTATCGACTCATTACTTACAATACCGCTGATGCCGCTATTCTGAAAGGCATTAACGCTATAATCCTGTTCTGATTCACCACGTTTCAATATTTTAGCCCCGGCACGTAAAGGAGATAGCCCGAGCAGATGGGATCCATCAACGGAGTAATCAGTGTTAAAATATTTAATGTGGATCATTTCTTCAACCGGTATTTTCATGGGCGTATAACCCATGTTTAATTGCCAGCCGACAATTTCAGGCATATTGCCACGTACGATCTCCGGAGATGTGAATTGCGATGGCAGTATCCAAAGCTCAACCGGTTTTCCTGCATTGGTGCCAAATTCAAGCAATGGTGCATGGATCATTGTATTGCCAGTCAGCAGGCGAAAAATAAAAATACCCTCTTTAAAATCTGTTTCTGAATAATATGGATTTGGTTTTTTTAGCAGTTCAGATAATGGGTGAGTATCCTGTACTGGCTCCAGGGCCTTGGTTCTTAAAATATGTTTTTTCAATAAAGCCTGTGGGCTGAAGTCGTTTGATTTGGTACAAAAATCATAGGCCTTTAATGCTTTTTCATCCTTCACTTTATAAACAGTAATAGGGATCATTGCAGCTGTTTTTGCTATGCGGCGAATGATGGAATAAGCATCTGCATTACTTACATACGCTTCTCCTTCCTTTAGCGCCTTATTTGAGTTAACCAGCATTCCATTTATAAATGCTGCCTGGTTAAAGGTGCCCATGGCTTTTAACTGGTTGATCTGCTCTTTAAACAGGCTGTTAAAAATCCTTTCTTTTAAGCTGATACCCATTGTTTTTTTATTTTAAGTTCAAATAATTCACGCATCATAAACATATCCATCAAATCCGGACTTTCGCCATTTAGCATTACTTTCATTGCCTCTTTGCTGATGATTCTTAGTTTTAAATCGCTATCAATTTTATCCCTTTTAATAGCTTTTCTTTCGTACAAAAACCGCTGCCGGATGGTCATCTTTGTATCATACATTTTATTTGCAATCAAATCATTTATCTTCATTTCTCCCCGGCCTATTCTTGCACCGCTCCGGTAATAACATTGTGTTTTCAGATTGAAATAATTCTCCTTTATTTTTTTATTACTTACAGGATCCCTTACTTCAATTGCTGCTATGCCTCCATTAAATGGTAATGCCCCTTTAATATATCCATCCACATAACCACCAACGCCATCACTATCATAACAAATATTTGAATTTTGAACACCATAATGCTTTGCAACGCTGCTGATCAATTCAATTACCTCCTTACCATCACTCTTATCCATTATTTCAACGTTCATCAATTCAAATCCCTCCCAATATCCTACTACCAGCTTATTACTTCCTTTCAGTGCGATATCAGCTGTGATGTATTTACCAACATGGCTTACTTCCATCACATTATCAAATGCACCCAGAAACTTATAGTAATCATAAATATCCAGATCACTTACTGCCATTTTCCAGTTACCATCTAATAGTTGCAACCTGGTAGCCTCATCCTGCGAAAGCAGGTTACCCAGGTATTCAGGATTATTTTTTATCAGCTCCTTATTATCGTAAATACTACCACTTACAAAAGTTATTGACTTAATAAAATAACCTGCATCCAATCCAGACCTTTCAATGAGCGGCGCTAAAATATGCATCGACTTTTCTTTTACCTCTTCAACCGAGTCTCCCCAGATATAATCATCACTATACTTGATAAAATACCGAACCACTCCGTCACGTTCTGGGATTGGGAATCCAGTTTGCTGATCAATCCACCAGCTGATCAGGCTTGCAACCCAACTATCTGGATCAGGGTTACATGTTGCCCTAACAACTGGCTTAATACCACACATTGACCGGTTTCTACTCAGCAGGTAAAAAAACATCTTTTCGCTAAAATGAGTCAGCTCATCAAATCCGATAAATGGAATCTGTGCGCCCTGCCAATCAAAAACATTCTTTTCATACTCCAGATGTGAAAACTTTAATCCGGCACCGCTTTTAAACTGCCATTCCAAAGAACTTTCTTTAGGGGTAGCATGAACTTTAGTATATAAATCCATACTGGTATCCCATAAACCACCTTCATTTCTAATTTGGGGACTTGTACGTCTGAATATTACGCCCCCCCAATCCTTATTACCAATATGCCTGATGAAATCAAGCAGCAATGAAAATGTTTTTCCAACACCTGCAGCAGCTCCACCAATGACAATGTCAGCCCCACTACTGAGCGCCTTCATCTGGTAACCCTCCTGGGGCCTGATGTAATTGATCTCTGCCATTGTCGGGTAGTTGAAAAATTGTTACTGGCACATCGTTTCCATCTCCATCAGTGAGCCCGTGCTCAATCTTATCTCTCCATTTCTTTTTTTGACGGTTCTTAAGCCAGAATATGGCCGCTGCTGTATCCGGTGGATAATGTTTGGTAAGTTTAGTTGTCACAACCTTGTCGTCAATAACCTTAATATCAACATCAGGATGACTGTATCCGGTTGCCCGTTTAAACAACTTATCAGCCACTTCAGAGTCAGCAATTTCTTTCCCTTTTTTAATGGCCTCGGAAAACTTTGAGTAAACTTTCTTCCATTCGTAGATTGTATCCTCACTTACTTCGAAGAAATCGGCTAATTCCAGGTGTGTTGCACCGAGCAGGCAAAGCTTATACGCTTGCCTGTTATATGAGATTTGATATTTGGTAGGTCTCCCTTCCTGCATGTACCAAAATTAATATAATTGCAACTATGATGCAAATAATTAAAATAGGGGTAAAAAGGGCAATTTATTACGCCACAAATATATTATAGATCAACTCTGTTGTTTCGATAATGCTCCCAGCCGGAGTACGAATGGGAATACCTCCCAATTTTACCACAGGCTGCTCAATCACGAGCAGCCTTTTTTCTTTTAAAATCAACGACTTAGAGATGAACAGCGGGTGTAAAAAAGTGGTTCGATAGCTATCATTATAATAGGCAAGGGAGTTATCGAACACAGCCTTGATAAACTGTTGCTGCTTATTGAGCGGGAGTTTTTGAAAGGAAGCATTCACTGATGACAGTACCGGTAATATCTCTTCCATTTTTTCCAGCAGGTGACTGGCTGGCTTTTCACATTGAATCAGCTGATTGAACAGCGCCGATTCTTTTGCCTGTAATTGGGTTACTGATTTACGGTAGGCGGCCTGGCTGATATCCGGATTCATCAGGTATTTTTCTTCAGCCATGGCAATTTTTGATTTTACATCTTCCAGGGATCCGGAAATATTCTTAATCGTTTCAGATTGTATTTTTATTTTTTCATGAATAGCCCCGGATACTTTTTCCCGCAGGTATATTATTTCGGCGGGGCTTAATTGCATTGTTTCCAGGAGGGTAAAGAATTGCTCATGCAGTTTGATAGCTGAATGATTTTGCCGGGTAATTTTGCTCACGTAATACCAGTAGTATTGCCCGGATCTTCCCCGGCTATTGCCTGCAGTCATCAGCTGACCGTTAAAATCTTTCAGTACACCCCTTAAAAATACCTCTTCGTTCGCCTGGTGTGTGACCTTTCCCCGGGTGCCCAGTAATGTTTGCGCCTGCCAAAAATCGTAATCGCTGATAATAGGCTGGTGTAATCCTTGAACGTATTTGTCAGATTTTGGCAGCTTTACCTTGCCCACATATACCTGGTTGCTCAATATCCGCTGTACGGCGCTGGTACCGCTTTGTTTAAATCCAATCTCTTTTGCCAGTGATCTTACCGTTTCAATCGAGTTGCCGGCGTTATATTGGCGAAAAATCAACTGTACATGCATTGCCTTTTCTTTGTCAATCACGATGATCGGCTTATCCTGCTCATCCCGGGCGTTTTGGTAGCCGTAAGGTGCCATGTTCAGGTGCCGGCCGTTTAGTGCGCCCTGCATCATGCCATCCTTGATCCTTTTTGTTATCCGGTGCAGTTCGCTTTCCGCCATCATAAAACGGAATGAACGCATTAAAAAAGTATTTGGATCATTGTCATCCAGTTCCGGAGGTTCAGTAATATCCCTTACCCGTACATTGTATTTTGTGAGGTATTCTTTTATTTTTAGCAGGCTTTCTGCCAGATTGCGACTGAACCGGTCCAGGTGGTACACTACAATGAAGTCGGGCCGGTATTTTTTTATATAAATTTCCAGCCGGTTAAAATCTGCCCGGTCAAATGTGTAGGAGCTTTGGCCATTGTCTTCAAAATTATCTACTATTTCAATCCGGTTTTTGGCGCAATAATCTATAATGCCCCGTTTTTGATTATCAAGGCTGTAGCTGGATTGGTCCTGATTGGATAATCTTAGGTAGGCAACTGCTTTCATTATTACTGCTTCAGGTATATAATATTGCTGGATATTAATTTTACGATCCTGTCAAGTTCTTCCCACGCTTTTCTGTATGAGCTGTTTTTTGCACCTCCAAACGTAAGTGATGCAAACTGGTTTTCAAGCTGGAACATTCCAGTATTTACCATTAACCCGGACTTGTACAAGGCCTTGAAAATAGTTGTTGAATCCTTTTTTGCTACCATGATTTTTAAGGAAATAACGTTTTTTGGCAACTCTCTGGCTGAAGTAGTGAGGTAAAATGTATCTGAACTTTCAATGCTATACCCTGAATTAAATAATACCTCTTTCAATAAAGAAGATGGTACTACTGCATTAATCTTAATTGTGTTATCCCCTTTTTTTTGGGCAAAACATAAACATGGTAAAAAGAGTAATAAATAAAATGTTTTCATGGCTTACTATTTAAGGAAAAATACACTTTGAAACGTTTCATTAACAATTTGTTATTACATTTGATTTACACTTCACCGAAAGTCCAAATCCTACCAATCGCCCCGTTTTTCTTTTTATACCTGAAACCATAACGACCTATATGAGATTACACTATTCGTGCGATACCTGTGACGCCTGTATTAAGAGAACTCTTTGCCCGATACTGCACCAACCGTTGAAGTGGAAAGTAGCAGCTTG